CCCCCTGACCATTTACATATTCTACAATGCGGTCAAACTTAGGAACCAAAGCCTGAAACCCTTCCTCCCCAGGATTTTTTTGAGTTGTCCTTCCAAGGTTGAGCGACCTATCGACGAGGCTAACGTCACCCCCATCTGCATACATAAGTTCTTGAGGATCTTCTTCACCTAACTCCGCTGCTGTAGGAAGAACAGAACCTCCTCGATTAGCTTCCATAGGTTTATCATCGCTAGGCATGCCTTCTTCCGATGGACCGCCCATAACAATAACTAGATCTTCTTGAGAAAAGGGCGTGTCTGGATCTAGTTCTGAACTATTAGAATTACCCATCTGTCCAATAGATTCCATACGAGCCATGCCCTGCATAGCTTCGTCACGCAACTTCATAAATTTGTCAAGACCATGAAAGCGTACAGTTGCAGCACTTACAACAAACTCACCTGGACTTACATTAGCGGGTACGTCATCCCGTACCTCTTCTTTAAGTGCCCCTACAGGAACATCGTTACCAGACACAGGATCAATTGTATCTCCTTCATCTAGCATTCCACCTTCGTCAAACATTGACATCTGTTCCTGTAAAGCCATAGTTATATCCCTTTACTTAATAGCATTAACATGATCCCTAAGATTTACAATTTTATGCAAAGCATTAATAGCACCCTGTGCTCTATGCACTGCCGTTATATCAGTAGCCTGTTCTAGTGTGCGTCTTTGCATTTCTATTTCTAAACCTACATAGTTACTGAAGTGTTGCCATTGGCGGTGGCTGCTGACCAGGGGCTTGAGCTTCCCCAGGAGTTCCCCCTGCATTTCCTGTAAACCCTTGCTCCCCTGGTACGGGGACCTGTCCTGTTCCAATAGTTCCATCTCCTGTTCCTGCTGTGTCCATCGGGTTAGCTCCTGGCGTTCCCGGCGGTTGTTGTGGCGGTTGTGGCTGCACAAAGTTCTTCATAATCTCAGCCTGGATAATAGCTTCATCCATATTGTTAGTAACCTTATCAGGATCTAGATCCAGACTGTGTGCAATCTCTCTAATAATGTACTGGAATTTAGCGAAGGGCGCAAGTGAAGGATTACTGGATATACTAAGGAACTGCATCAGACGTTGGCTGCGTACCTCGTTAGCCATCAGGCTTTCTGTTCCACGCGCTTTTACTTCTAGATCGCCACGTACTTCAGGATCAAAGTTAAATTGCATGTTAAACTGGAACAAACCCTGACCCATTGGTCGCAGTAAATAGTCATCTACGTTTTTAATAACCGTTTTGATGCCACCAGCAGCCGCACCCATCAACATAGATATGCCACTGGCTGTCCTACCTACGCCACCTACACCAGTTTGCCCGTGAGCAAAAGAAGGAAACCCTGTACTCTCATCTGCTAGCTGCCTAGCTTTGTCAAACATCATCATGTTTTCCGCTGCTACGTTAGGATACTTCGTACCAAAGATTGCTTGCCCTGGTGCGCCACCTTGTCGGCGGAAAATCTTACCAGGATATACACTAAGATCTTGCCCTGGAACAAGGTTAGTTTCATCAACTTCGATTAGCAGATTACCAGATAGTACAGCATTATCAACTGCCATCCTCATGAAGCCATTCATGAGAGTTTGCGTGTCATCCATGTTCTCTGCAATGCCGATGCCAAAGAAGCTATATGGATTTAGTTCATAAGGAGCAGCTACGTAAGGTAGCCGTTGTGGTTTGAAAGGATTTAGCACAACACGAATTAAGCTGTCGTTACAAATCCAAACATTAGCACTAACTTCATCAGTATCTTTGTAGTTTTTAGGTAGCGTAACACCAAAGTCTTTCAGCATCTGCGTATCAATAGTGCCCCAGTATTCTAGGATATCAAACCTTTCAACATCTTGTTCGGGAGCGTAGTCAATAAGATCATGCTCCCAGTACTTTTTAGTATAGCTTTCTCCCTTTGTGATGGCATTTTCAATAACGTCAGCCCTAAAGAAAGGACGCTTCTTTAACTCACGAAGCTGAGAACGTGACATCTTATGCCGTTCAATTACAAAACGAGCTTCATCCATGTTGCTAGAATCAGGATCAGGGTAAAAGTTCCACACAGATACATAGTTTACTTGTGGTACCGTTTTAATAGTAGGCGTATAATTACCCTCTATATCCCAGTCTGCATATTCTTTGTCTACCGCAAATGGACCTTTCATAACACCAGTACCAAATAGTGCCATTTCAAATGCAGTAGTTCGCAAGTGCTTGCTAGCACCAGATTCCTCTAGTTGGTCATGGATAAGTTTTTCCATTTTCTTAGCTGCTATCATAGCAGGGCTTATAGTAACAGCCGTAGGTGTAACACCAGGACCTTCTTTTACATTGTTAATGCCTTCTAGTTTTTTAGCGGAAGCGCCTAGTTGTTCTACTAAAGAATCTTGCGTAGCGCCGGGTGGTAACTCTTTACCGTCGCCACTAAACCCGTAGGGATTGTCTTCACGCATAGAAGCAACTTGAGGAGGTTCTCGCGGATCAAAGTGTGCATCTTTAAGTATACCTTCCGGTAGCTCAGTTGGATCGATTGAAATGGGAAAACGATTAGTAGATAGCAGCACGTCAATTATCTGCCCGTAAGCAGCGAGTGTTTTTGTCTTAGTTACTTTGATGAATACACGAGAACGTTCAGTTTCCGTAAACTGTACATCAGGACTGTACAAGCCTCGGTAATTTCGGTATGCCTGTAGCCAACGTTGTTCGTCATTGTATCTGTAGTCTTCTGCTTTAGTAAACTTATCTAAAACAAAGTTTAGAATTTTACGTGACGAAGAGTCTTCCTCTATTGGATTTTTCTCATCCTCAAGATAAATGCTATCGGGATCAAAGTCAGTTTCATTAGACATTTAATATTCCTTAGTATCCAAAAGTTGCATCAGCTATTTGCATACCCTGCGATCTTTTTTGTGCAGCAAGGTCAAAATCAAATATGCTAAACCGTGGCCGAGACATTATACCGTATCGTAGTGCATCATACAAGTGATCTTCCGCATTTGTATTAATATCCTCTGGGTTCTTCTTATCCAGTGGTAGCGCAGGTAGCTGCGAGATTAAATTGGTACAGTTATTGAAGAATACCATACGTGGCTCTTCAGTAAACTCGTCAACCTGCAAGCGACGATGCACTTCGTTCTTACCTGCTACTCTACTACCTTTACTTCTATCCGAAGGTCGCCACCTGCATCCTTTAGAAATCATCTGCTCTGCAAGTGATGGACCTGTGTCACCACGTTTATGCCACAAAGAGCTATCAAGTACACCATATCTAATTGCACCATCGTTAGCTTCTAACTCTAATACCATATCTGCCAAATCGGTAGCTAGTACTTTTGACACATACAATTCTCGGTACACTATCAACTGTTCATCTGGACTAACCGCAAACCAAATAACACCGCTATAAGAACCATATCCATAGTCACAAGCTCTAAACTTTAACCAATTAGTAGGTACGTTAAAAGGTTCTACTACATGTATGTTTCTGTTAAACTCAGTAAAGGCTGCACCTTCCTTGATATCCCAGTCGCCGTCTAGTAACTGTTTCCTTTGTTGCTCTGGCAGTGATAGAAGCATTGCTTCATAGTCATCTGTGTTGGTAAGGTAAGGATTGTCAGCCAGTCTTGCGGGTATAAACTTCCTTCTAAATAGCGCCTTACCTGCTTTTGCATGACCAGAGGGAAAAGTGAGTACCTCTCCTGATTCAATGTCCGTAGCCTTAAAGTTTTTATTGTAAGGAGCAGGATCAATAAACATTTTCTTAACCCAACCATGCCCAGGTCCTCCAGGGTTTGTGGTTGCTCGCATGTAGATAGGCAAATCTATAGCAGTAGAACGCAATCGACTTCGCATGTAGTTCCAGGCGTAGGGTGATGCCCATTGTGTTAACTCATCAAAGCCAATCCAGCTAAAAGCCAATCCTTGGTAACGCATTACGTCTTCATCTCTATCGAGATAAGACATCCACAACCTAGCACCCGAAGGTGCCGTCCATTGCATCTTCCGTTCAGACCATTTAATCCCTGGCACGGCCCGTGGGTACAATTCCTGGGACTTAAATATCAATTCCCTTAGTTCTTCTGTAGTATGTCTTAAAAGTAGGCCACTAAATTCAGGATGATTGAAGTAATTTAGTGGATCAGCCAACATCGCAAAACTTTTACCACCACCAGCACTTCCCCCATACAATACTTCTCTTTCGCTGGCAGCTAGGAACTCTTCTTGTGGGCCAGGATTAGGTGAAAATACAACATTGTACGTTTGTTGTAGTTCTTCAACTACTGCTTGGTAATCTCTCGTTACCTCCGTCTTTTTTGGCTCCAATTCTACGGGCTTCGAGCTTTTCTGCCGTGTTGATCGCTTTTTCCGCATAGCTTGCCCAGAGGCGGAGGCTTCGAGCTTTGTCTTTACGCTGCTTTTCATGCTTTACTCTTTTTTGCAGTCCTAAATGTGATATGTAACGCCCGGAATTTGTGGAAAGCCATGCCGAAACTTCTCGGAGGGAATACTGCTTGAGGTATCCCCTAGCTTTTTCAAGCAAATCCAACTCCAACGGCACAGGTTGGAGAATATATGGGTCTCCGTCGTCGGATATATACCCAAAGGGAATTGTACGTGCAATTCGTGGTACAGGCGACCAATCATTTTCTTCCTTTATATCGGTTGGTTGAGGTAATTTCCATTGTCCTAGGCTTTTGTTAGTCATCTTCTTCTACAACAGGGTTCTTAGGTGGTAGTAGCACTACGCTACCAGTAGCTTCCACCTGAAGTTTCTCTGTTTTAACCAAACCAATGCGATCTAGCACTTCCCTAGCAGCAGCCATCTTATCCTTTATACCTAGTTGTGTAGGATCTGTCAAGGCACTAGCTAATGCTACAGCAGCTTTAGGTGCATTACGTGCCATGTAGTGCTGTGTAGCTTTGAGTATCTCTTCTCGTAAGCTATTTACGATATCAGAAGTAGAAGCACCATGGGCATATCCTGCGAGTTTCCTTGCAGCTACAGGATCACCATCTGCTTCTTCAAATAGTACATCGAGAAACTTCTGTTGGTTTTCAGTTAGCTTTCGCATTATCCTACTTTCATTAAATCTGCTAGCTCAGTAGCTCTACCCTTTACTTGCCGTGCCCACTTGCTGTCTAGCATCTCATGTGAGGCAGTAGTAAAGTCTTTTTCATGTACCTCTGCCCACATCTTACGAAACTTACACAGACGAGGAACACCAAGATTAAATGCCATGTTAAGAAGTACGATTATTCTGTTGTCACTTAAAAATTCCACACAAGGATGAGCTTCAAGCAACTCTCGTTCAACGATAGAAATATCATTTTCGAGTAAATGTCTAGCGCCATCTTCTGTTATTCCTTCAGCATACACGTCTATTATGTCATAGTATCCTAGGTAGGTCAACTCTTTATCTGTGATACCACGATGCT